GGAGGTACCAATTTCCGAACTGATGGAGAGTAGTCAAAATGGCAGTTAAGTGCGATTTCTCTGGCTACGCCACGAAGAACGATGTTCGGTGCTCGGATAACAAGGTCATCCGACACGGGGCATTCGCGGCGTACGATGGGAAGACTGTACCTCTGGTCTGGCAGCACAAGCACGGTGACGTCGAGAACGTCCTCGGGCATGCCGACCTTGAGGTTCGTGAGGATGGCGTCTACGCCTACGCCCATCTGAATAACACCGATCGTGGCCGGACCGCTCGAGAGATGGTCAAGAACGGCGACATCAAGGCGATGAGCATCTACGCCACCCACGTTCGGGCTCGGGGCAACGACGTTGTCCACGGCGAGCTCGTCGAGGTGAGCCTGGTGCTCCGCGGCGCCAACCCCGGCGCCCTCATTGACCAGGTCTCCATCGAGCATGGTGACGACGGCGATGAGATCGAGGCTGTCATCTACACGGATGCACAGCTGGACTTCGTCTCGCACGGTGATGACGTCGAGGACGAGGATGAGGACTTCGAGGCGGAGGAGACGGATGACGTCGAGCACGCTGAGGAGGAGCCGGAGGCCGATGAGGCTGAGGGCGACGAGGACGACCCCACGCTCGGGGAGATCTTCGAGGGAATGACCGAGGAGCAAAAGACGGCGGTCTATGCCATCGTCGGACAGCTCGTCGATTCCGTAGATGAAGAGGCGGAGGAGTCAGAGACCGAAGAGGTCGAGGACACCGCCCATTCCGACACAACTGAGGATACTATGGCTCACAAGAACGTGTTTGAGGGCTCCGCTACCACCGAGGAGCTCCCCGTCCTGACTCACGCCCAGGTCGAGACCATCTTCGAGGACGCTCGCTCCAGCGGCTCCCTGAAGCAGGCCATCCTGGCCCACGCCGACGCTTACGGCATCAAGCAGATCGAGACCCTCTTCCCGGAGGCCAAGGATCTGTGGAACCAGCCGGAGTTCATCAAGCGCAAGACCGATTGGGTTAACTCCGTCGTTGGCGCCGCCAAGCACTCGCCCTTCTCCCGCATTCGCACCCGCTTCGCCGACATCACGGCCGATGAGGCCCGTGCCCGGGGTTACATTAAGGGCAATAAGAAGGAAGACGAGGTCTTCACGTTGCTGCAGCGTGTTACCTCGCCGACCACCATCTATAAGAAGCAGAGGTTGGATAGGGATGACATTCTGGACATCACTGACTTTGATGTCGTCTCTTACATCCGAGGCGAGATGAAGATCATGCTTGAGGAGGAGCTCGGTCGGGCCGTCCTCATCGGTGACGGTCGTCAGGCCTCCTCCAAGGACAAGATCAAGGAGGACTGCATCCGCCCGATCTACAAGGAGGACAGCCTCTACGCTCCTCGCGTCATCCTGGCTAAGGAGACAACCACCGAGGACGTCCTTGACTCTATCGTCCGCGCTATGGATGACTACGACGGCGCTGGCAACCCCACCTGGTTCGCTGAGCCCCACATGGTTACCGAGATCCTGCTTCTCAAGGACAAGATGGGTCACCGTCTGTTCCGCAGCGTCTCCGAGCTGGCCGACTACGTCGGCGTCTCGAAGATCGTCAAGGTTCCGCTCATGAAGGGCCTGCAGCGCAGCTCCGCCAAGAACGGCACCGTCGATGCCCTCGGTATCATCGTCAACATGTCCGATTACACCATTGGTGCGGACAAGGGTGGGCAGCTCTTCGCTGCCGAGGACTTCGACATTTCCTTCAACCAGTACCACTACCTGCTGGAGACCCGCCTCTCCGGTGCGCTGACTCACCCGAAGTCGGCCATCATCGTTGAGCGGAAGACCGAGACTGGTAACGTCGTCGCGGAGCCGTGATAGATGGCCAAATTCTTCGGCGAGATAGGATTTGTAACTCAGGTCCAGACCGAGCCGGGAATTTGGGAAGACAAACCAATCGAGAAGCAGTACTATGGCGATGTGTTTCGTGAAGCACGCCGCTTTGGTGCCAGCGATGAGGTTCTGGGGAGTATCAACCTCAGCAACCAGATCAGCATTATCGCTGACGGGTTCTTAACGGATAACATCCAGAACCTCAAGTACGTACGCTGGATGGGGGGACTTTGGAAAATCTCCTATGTGGAACTGAAGTTCCCCCGTCTGGTTCTCGAGTTGACGGGGGTGTATAATGGACCGACGGCTAACTCTCCATGAGAAGCTGGTAGAGATCCTCGGGTCGGACAAGGTCTATTACCAACCACTCCCATCACTGAAGCTCTCGTATCCGTGCATCGTATACGAGCGGCATCCGGGTGATCCGATGTACGCGGACAACATCAAGTATATCAAAGCAAACAGGTTCCAGGTTACTCTGATTGCCCGTCATCCCGAGGACCCGACACGAACGAAGATCGAGGACCTTTTGTTCAGCCGCCATGAGTCTCGACTCGTAGCGGATAACCTCTATCACGACATCTTCGACGTCTACTATTAGGAGTTAACATGGCTGCACTTGTCTGGGACAAGACTGGTGAGCGCCGTATTGAGACTGGTGTCGACCACTGTGCACTCTATGTGTACGACCCGGCCCAGAAGACCTACGGCAAGGGCGTTGCTTGGAACGGTATTACCGCCATCTCCGAGAAGCCCGAGGGCGCTGAGGCTACCGACCTTTACGCCGACAACATTCTGTACCTCTCGATGCTCTCGGCTGAGAAGCTTAAGGCTACCATCGAGGCTTACACCTACCCCGACGAGTTCGAGCAGTGTGACGGTTCCGCCACGCTGACAAAGGGTGTCAAGATTGGTCAGCAGGACCGACTGGCCTTTGGTCTCGTCTACCGCACCAAGATCGGTGACGACGTGGCTGGTCAGGACAAGGGCTACAAGCTCCACATCCTGTACGGCTGCAAGGCTTCTCCTTCCGAGAAGGGCTACAAGACCGTCAACGATTCTCCCGAGGCGATCTCCTTCTCTTGGGAGCTGTCCACCACGCCGGTCAACGTGTCTGGCGCCAAGCCCACCTCGCTGCTGACCATCTCGTCTCTGGACGTCGACGCCGGTAAGCTTAAGACCCTTGAGGCCAAGCTGTTCGGTTCCGATGCTGCTCAGGGTGGAGGCGGGGCTCTCGAGCCTAAGCTTCTTCTGCCTGACGAGATCAAGGCGCACTTCGCAGGCTGATATACCACACCGGGGGCTCAGAGACCTAGACTCCTGGGCCCTCGGTGCCTGCAATGCTTATAGTTTCTATCCCGGATCTCGACGGGTTCGATGAGGAGACAGGTTCGTTTGTCTCCATGCCTGGCGGAATCCTGCACCTGGAGCACAACCTGGTCGCTCTGTCAAAATGGGAGTCAATTACCCATAAGCACCTCATAGGTAACGACAAAGTCACCCCTGAGGAGATGGCCCTCTACATCAAGTGTATGATCACAGATGAAGAGTACGACCCGTCGCTCCTGGATAGGATCCCCCCATCTGAGGTCGATCGTATCAGTGCCTACATGGCCGACACGATGACCGCAACCACCATCCGTGAGACGGGTGGCGAATCTGGATCTGGAGAGTACACATCATCCGAGCTAATCTACTACTGGATGATCGCTTGCCAGATCCCCTTCGAGTGTGAGACATGGCACATCAACCGACTACTCACACTCATTCGGGTTTGTAACCAAAAGAATCAGCCCGATAAGAAGATGTCCCAGTCCGAGATTATGGAACGGAACCGGGAACTCAACAGAGCCAGGCGAGCTAAGCTTGGCTCGAAGGGATAACGATGATCAGTCACGAAGACATTCCCGAGGAGGCGCTTGCTCCGCAGGCGCACATCGGAACTGATCCCATGGAGGACAAGGAGATTCACGTCTCCCAGACTACTGAGGTGATGAAGTGAGCGTCGCAGACAACGTACTTGCTCGCGCCGCAGCGAGGATTGGCTACTATGCACCAGACGACCCTCAGCCCGGATCCGAAGCTGGCCGATACTGGGCCGCTCGAACTGGTCAGCAGTGGCTTGCTGGATCATCCACAGATGTGTGGTGGTGCATGCTCTTCGTTAGCATGTGTCTGGACGAGTGCGGGCAGATTGACGCTATTGGAGGATTCTCCTTTAACACTGACTACACCGTCAACAAGGTCCGCCAGCACCCTGACGCTTACTTCGTATCAGTTTACGACGCCCGACCGGGCGATGTCGTCATCTATGACTGGGACGGCGGCGGCACGGACCACGTGGGCTTCGTCGAGAAGAACCTCGGCGGCGGCACGCTCCAGACGATCGAGGGTAACACCTCGTCTGGTAGCTATGGCTCACAGTCTGCTGGGAACGGTGTTTGGCGGCGTGTCCGTAATCAGTCGATCGCTTATGTGATCCGGCCTGCATATACTGACTCTCCGAGCAACACTGCTCCCGCTGGCCCTGCTGACATCCGTGCGCTGCAGCGTGCAGTCCGGGCGACCCCCGACAATGTCGCCGGGCCGAACACTCGGTCTCGCTGCTACGCTCTTGCCGCGGCTTCCGAGTGGGGCGGGAAGACCTTCCCCTTCGGCGTGGCCTTCACGCAGTCCGTGGTTGGTACTGAGCAGGATGGGATCTGGGGTGACGCCTCCGAGGAGGCACACGACGCGACCGTCGAGGCCGTTCAGGCCGCAGTCGGTGCTGAGGTTGATGGCGTCTACGGCGCCGAGACAAACACCAAGGTGAACGCCCTGCTCGACAGGGCCGAACAGCCGTAGGAGGCTCAAAATGGCAGCGCCATACTGTACTTTAACGGGAATTATCCCCGGAGGAGAGAATGGTCGGGCTCTTGTCCGAATCGTTCCTGACGTGAAGGGCGCTACGGTTACCGTTGACGGTGCCGTAGTCTCGATGCGCGAGCACATGGTTCGGACAGACCAGGCTGGCGCTGTCAACATCGAGGTGCTGGCTCCGGGCGCTGGAGTAACCCCCTCTGGCGCCTGGACCCACACCATTTACATCGATTCCCCCAAGTTTGACATCGTCAAGCATGTTGCTCTGACTCAGGGCGGGACGATCGACATCATGTCCGCCGACCCAACTTCTGAGGTTTCCCCGCTTCCATTTGGTGGCGGGGGCGGAGGAGGGGCCGGTTCACCTGGTCCTCGTGGCCCACAGGGCCCTGCTGGACCTAAGGGCGATACTGGGCCCGCTGGACCTCCTGGGCCTAAGGGCGATGCTGGTGAACGCGGACCTGCTGGACCAGAAGGCCCTCGCGGTCTTCAGGGTCCCCCTGGACCTGCTGGCGGTGGCGCTGGAGGAACCCCGGTACCTGGCCCCGAAGGACCTAGGGGTCCTGTTGGCCCTCCTGGGCCTAAAGGCGACAATGGTCTTCCGGGCCCTACCGGACCTGCTGGTCCCGCCGGGGCAAATGGTCAACCCGGACCCAAGGGCAATGATGGTGCAGTTGGACCCGCTGGCCCTCCTGGACCGCAGGGTCCTCCCGGACCTGCTGGAGAGCGTGGCCCGGCCGGTCAGGATGCAGTCACCCCTCAGCTTGACAAGTATCTCACCAAGGACGAGGCAGCCAAGACCTACGGAGAGAAGGCTGATGTCGAAGATGCGCTCCGACAGACCAATCCATTCAAGAACGGCGCACGGTACTACTCTCCGGTAACCTACTACTGGCCTGACTACTACCAGGATGGAAAGCCAGGGCAGTTCTCCAAGTGGGCGCAGACCCTGAAGTTCCGGGACAACCTCGGATACGTTATCCTTAACCGCAACAGCGGCGACTGGGAGGCGCAGGAGGTAGACTTCCAGAAGCAGGGTGAGCTGGCTCTTGGTGCAGGAGCAAAGAAACTTCTGTTCTACATCAAGACTCAGTATGGTGCGGCGATCCACCCTGATGATGAGGCGAACCGAGGGATTCCCAACGCCGCCAAGTTCACCAAGGAGTACATCCTTGAGCAGTTGAAGAGGGCTAAGCATTGGTATGGCGACCTGGTTCAGGGCGTCTTCCTTGACGAGGTTATCAACGGCTGGGATGCTAGGAAGGACCGACTTCCGTGGTACAAGGATCTGATTGACACGATCCGCCGGGAGAACGGACTTGACTTCGTTATCGCGATCAACACCGGATCCAACATCTCCCAGGAGGTGTGTAACCTCGACTTCGACGTCTGTATGATGTTCGAGGGAACGGCCGCTAAGTTCCTTGAGGAGAATCCTACCTCGCCTATCCTTCCTGACCACATGAAGGCTTATCCGTCCACTCGATGGTGGGCTGTGGTGCACTCCGTCACCTCGGAGAACTACCAGAAGGTCTTCGACAAGGCTGACAACCTCGCAATCAGCCACCTCTACGTCACCGACGGCTTCCTTGTTGAGGATCCTCAAAATGGTGGTCAGTGGCACCCGGTTGGTAACCCGTACGAGAACCCTCCGGGAGCCGAGATCCGTGAGCTGATCATTCCGTGGCTCAAGGGGTACCTGAAGCTGAAGCTGAAGGTCGATAATCTCAAGATTCCGGAGGCACCGAAGATGATTGTCCTCGGACCTGATGATCCGGTGCCTGCTGGGACTCCGTCCGGGACGGTGATTGTTAGGCGGGCCAAGTAATGGCTAGTGTATTCCCAGTAATTGGCTCCTGGTGGGGAGGTAACGGTGCTCGAGTAGGGGATGGTCGACTGATCCGAAAAGGATCCAGCTCCACCCCATTCGAGAGTGCTGCCTATACAGTCGGTGATCGTAAGTGGACGGTCGAGATAACGTATACGGCGGATAGAGATACCCAGCTCGCCATGAGAGCGAACTGGTTCCAGGCAGGTAAGCAGAAGCCTGATAAACAGGACTTCATTACTACCTGGAATATCCGGGGCGGTACTAATGCGGCGATCAAGTTCGACTTCGAACTTCCAAATAACGCCTATCCAATGTGGACGCCATCCATTGCGGTTCCGGGTACGGCTCAAGACATTACTATCCATAACTTCAACGTCTATGAGACGCCTAAGCCAGGATTGCATGTCCATTTAGCTACTGGTAGCGGATCTGAGGCTAATGGTTTTGGTACTACTTCGCTACGAAGTACGGGTGCTGAGATCGGAGACCTTATAGTTGTATTCTATGCTTCACAGTTTGGAGACACCAAAGCAAGACCTCCTGCTGGCTGGGATTTCCAATACAACCGTGACGCCGGTGGGCGATCTGGGTATGTAGCTGTAAAACGGGCTACAAAAGCTGATCTTGATGGCGACTTCAAGTTCAATAGTGATGTCGCCACCAATGCTAGAGAGAACTTTGTCTTATTCTCGATCGGCGGGGTATCTAAATATAAGATACATACCTGGCAACCAGGTATTCCCGCTCTTGATAAGACCAAGAAAAATCTAGTAGCCGTACAATACCACGCACCATCTTCTCGAGATGAACCAGTATGGTATCCCCCAGGTACCGATCCAATTGCCAGAGGTGGTAAGCGTAACCGAGGATCCTCGTGGTCGATGACCATCGGAGCACTGGCTTCATCAGTAAAGGATTCATATGGTGCTAAGGCTTATGCCTGGGTAGAACTTGAGGAAGAGAATCCAGAACCTCCAGCCGTAGTTGTTCCGGGTATAGAGATTACCGATTCTGGAAGTTCCAACCCGGTATTTGTATACTGGAATGGAGAACTACAACCGTCTACCATGCGTGCCGTACCAAGAGGATACTCTGATATACACACCATGATGGACACTCGCGGCTTCCTGATCGCCCATCGAGGTGGATCAGTCAGCTGGCCCGAGGCATCTATGCGCGCATACACCAATGCTGTAATGTACGGCGCAGGCGCGCTAGAGGTGTCTTGTCAGAAGACGAAGGACGGCGTGTGGTTCCTTAACCACGATCGAACCCTTCAGCGAGTCGACAAGTCTGCTCCGGATACCCCCGTCACCGAAATGACCTGGGCGGAGATCAAGAAGTACACCACCATCGGCGAGTCATTTATGACTGTCGAGGAGTACTTCGCAGCATATGGCTCGAGTCACATTACAGTACTCGATCCGAAGTATTCTGCCGTCCAGTGGCAGGAGCTGAAGAAGTTCTTTCCGACCGATGCCCAAGGTCGAATCATCTGGAAGTTCTCGATAGATGCCGGATGGCTGGCCAACCAGTGGAAGTCTGATGGCTGGAAGTGCTGGGGATACTCGTATCCAGATCAGGTAACTGATGGTCGGATCAACGAGTGGCACAAGCCATGGGACTACGTCGGTATGTCCTTCGATGCCAGCGATGAGGTTTGGAACCGAACCACCGCCCTCGGTAAACCGGTATGGGGTCACATCTGCCCGACAAGGCAGGCGTATGATGATGCTCTAGCCAAGGGTGCTGTCGGATGCATGGTCTCAGGAGTAGCCAACATCTACTCTGAATCTCTAGTCTAGGAGAATCATGATTACGATCGAGAGCCAGGGAGACTGGAAACTCACCAGGAATTGGTTTGACAGAATGACGAAGTTAGACATGGCTCTGATCATGAATCAGTTCGGCAAGGAGGGGGTTTCTGCTCTCAAGGCGGCGACCCCCTCCAGGTCGGGCGAGACAGCAGCTAGCTGGAACTACGAAGTCACGAGAACTGGCGAGAACTGGCAGATCACCTGGACCAACTCACACGTAAACAACGGTGTAAACATCGCCGTCATCTTGCAGTATGGTCACGGCACCCGTAATGGCGGGTATGTCGTTGGCCGAGACTACATCAACCCCGCTATCAGGCCCGTATTCGACAAGATAGCGAAGAAGGCCTGGAAGGAGGTCACTAAGTAGTGGCAACTATTGACGAGCGGGTAGTCTCGCTCAAGATGAACAACAAGCAATTCCTTTCTGCGATCAAGGAATCCGCGTCCAGTATGGACCGACTCAAGGAATCCTTGAAGATGCAGGGGGCTGCGGACGGTCTTTCTCGAATCGGCGAGATCGCTAAGAACACCACCCTCGGCGATCTGGCCACCAAGGCTCTCGACATCGGCAAGAACATGACCGTCATGCAGGGGCTTGCCGTCACCGCATTCGGTGGAATTGGTGTCGCAGCACTAAACGCGGGTCGAAGCGTGGTCTCCGGCTTCATCGGAACCATCAAAGATGGCTTTAATGAGTATGAGCTCAAAATGAGAGCCATTCAGACCATTATGGCCAACACAGTTGAGAAGGGGACCACCCTCAGCGAGGTTAAGACATCTCTGGCCGAGCTGAACACCTATGCTGATAAGACGGTGTACAGCTTCAGTGACATGACTCACGCCATTGGTCTGTTCACCGCCGCAGGCGTTGACCTACAAACCTCTGTGGCGTCGATTAAGGGTCTGTCCAACCTAGCAGCGGCCTCGGGTTCAACTGCCCAGCAGACAGCCACGGCATACACTCAGCTTTCTCAGGCTATCGCGGCTGGCGCAGTCCACCTTCAGGACTGGAACTCACTGGTCCAGGCAGGTATGGGTGGAGAGTCATTCAGGAACGCTCTTATCGAGACCTCACGGATGATGGGTACCGGGTACGATGAAGCCATCGCTAAGGATGGAAACTTCCGAGAGTCCCTCAAAGAAGATTGGCTTACTGCCCAGGTCATGACGACCACCCTGACTGCTCTGACAAACGACCTCTCTGAGGCACAACTTGTCGAGATGGGCTACTCGGAGGAGCAGGCCCATAAGCTCAAGCAGTTTGCTCAGGGTGCCTTCGACGCCGCCACCAAGATTCGAACGTTTAGTCAGCTAGTTGACACCACTAAGGAAGCTATCGGCTCTGGGTGGGCAGAGACATTCGAAATTCTATTCGGTGACTTTGAAGAGGCATCGGTTCTATTCACGTCTATTGGCGACTGGCTTGGTGGCGTTATTAAGGCCAGCGCTGACGCGCGAAACGGGTTCCTACAGATGTGGAAGGATCTCGGTGGTAGGACTGCTCTGGTTCAGGGTCTGGCCAATATCTTCTGGGCTATAGTTAAGGTACTCGGCCAGATCGGTACCGCCTTCCGTCGAGTGTTTATGAACGCCACGGCAGAAGGCCTAGTCCGTATCACCAAGGCGTTTGAGAACTTCACGTCTAAGCTCATCATTACGAATAACTTTGCGGAGAAGCTTGAGTGGACCTTTACTGGTGTATTCTCAATATTCCACATCTTTGCTACTATTCTCGGCGAAGTTGCACAGGTTATCTTTACAGTAGCATCACACATCGTACAGGCCCTGTTCCCGGCATTCACCGGGATCAATTCTGGTGTATTCCAGATTACGAAGGTCCTAGGTAAGGCGATCTACTGGTTTGACCAGTGGTTCACTAAGCTTGATCTCGGCGGGAAGATTCTAAAACTCCTTCTACCACCAATTGATCTGGTCGGCAAGGCCATCAAGTGGGTCTCTGACAAGATCCACGACTTCATCATGTGGATCGACTTCACAGGAAAGGTCAAGGGTGCCGGAGAGGGACTTAAGAACCTCGCTTCGAAGTTCGGACTCGTCAAGGACGCTCTTAAGAACTCGGTAATTGGTCGAGAGTTCTCTGCCGCGATGGATTCCATCCACAGCGGAGTAGACAAGGCCAAGTCCAAGATCAACGAGTTCGCCGGAAGTGTTGGCGACAAGCTTAAGGCTAAGCTGATCTCCGGTAAAGCCGCTCTGTCTGACTACTTCAAGGGCTTCAACCTAGGAGACATGTCTTCGGCTGAGGCAATTGTCGCTTCTCTGGGAACCAAGTTCGATGAACTCGGTCAGAAGCTCAAGATCTCCGAGAAGGTCCAGTGGCTCAAGGAGAAACTGGTCGAGCTCAAGGAAGTCTTAATTGAAACATGGAACACTATTCAAAATAGTAGTGTTTGGGACCACCTTGGGAAGGCCTTCTCAGACATCGGTGGTAAGGTCAAGGAAGTAGCCGTCTCTTTCCGCGACTGGGTTAACGGTCACGGCGAGGTTAAGGCCAAGGCTAAGGAAGCGGCGGGAGCTGTATCTGAGGTCGGTACTGCCGCAGCTCAGGCGGCTAAGGAAACTGGTCAGGCGGCTAAGGAGAACTTCCTCAAGAAGTGGTTTGAGGACATCGAGCAGGTCGCTAGAGCCGTCCACCTTCCGGAGCTCTTCGATACCATCAAGCAGAAGTTCGTTGAGTTCAAAGACTTCGTGGTCAATACCTTCGCACCCAAGGTGAAGGAAGGCGCTAAGAACGCATTTGGCTCTATCGGCAACGCTATGAGCCAGGCGAACTCCAATCTCAAGTCCTATGACATGGGTAAGATCCTTGTCGGGGCTATTGGCGGTGGAGTACTTATTGCCTTTACTCGATGGATAAACTCATTCAAAGAGAACTTCGACAAGATCGGAAATGTCGCTGACAAGCTCGGTAACGTCTTCGATAAGCTCGGAGGGGTCCTCGAGGCATTCGAGCAGAAGGTTAAGGCTAAGGCGCTTCTGACGATTGCTATCGCCCTCGGTGTTCTTGCTGGTGCACTAATTCTGATGTCTCTGGTCCCAGCACCAAAGCTTCTCGTCACTCTTGCCGTCCTGAAATACCTCTTCAAGATGATGGATGACATGCTTGAGTCCATGACCAAGATGGTGGCCTTCAAGAACGACAGCGTTCGTATTGTGGCTATGCTCATCGCTATGGGTGCAGCTATGATCTTGATGGCAACAGCTGTCCGGATTCTTGCTGGAATGGATCTCAAGGGTGCCGTAGTCGGTATGGTTGCTATGAAGGTCCTCATGATGACTATGCAGGAGTTCATGACCAAGATGGCTGCCACCAAGGGAGTAGAGAAGGGCGCTGGAATCCTTCTTGCTCTTGCTGCATCCTGCGTCATCCTGTCTCTAGCAGTATACACTCTTGGATCCATGGATACCGGTAAGGCTATCCAGGGAGTCGTAACCCTCGCTGCGGTTGTGGCGATCCTGTCTGGATTCATGATGGTCGTTAGTAAAGACCCCTTCATGGGTAAGGGCGCTGCGATTCTTCTGTCGCTGGCCATCTCTTGCAATATCCTTGTGGCGGCTATCTGGATGCTTGGTACGATGGACACTGGCAAGCTTCTCCAGGGCGTCATTGCTTTGGGTGTCATTATTGCGGAGCTATCCGTAGCAATGGCAATTGCAGGCAGAGCTAATGCCCGCGGAGCGGCTGCAATCATCGCTATGTCTGCAGCGGTTATTGTCTTAACCGGTGCGGTAGCCATTCTCGGCAACATGGATATCATGACGCTAGCTAAGGGACTCATTGCTCTGGCAGCAGGTCTGGCGATTCTGGCCATCTCAATGGCAGCAGCAGACGCCTTCAAGGAAGGTGGAATTGCTCTAGGGATCGCCTCTATCGCATTCCTGGCCCTGGCCTCAGCAATGAAGACCCTTTCCACGATCACGTGGACCCAGCTGGCAATCGGTCTAATTGCACTAGCTGGTGGTATGCTGATCCTAGTTGCAGCCGCTGCTGGTGCGCAGTACTTCGCGGTTGGTATGATTATCCTAACTGCTGCACTACTAGCACTAGGATTGGCTCTACTCCCGATCTCGATCGGTATGGCGGCCTTTGCGGCAGTACTGGGTATCTGTGCTACTACTGGCGCAGCAGCATTCTTGGTTCTTACCGAGGGATTGAAGCAGCTAGCGGCCATCCTTCCTCAGGTAGCGATTGATTTCGCAAATGCTATCGCTAACTTCATCATCACCCTGGGTTCTAAGGCTCCGGAACTTGCTGTCGCTATGGCAGCATTGCTTGGAGCGATCATCTATGCTATTAATGCCAACATTCCTGGTATTGTCGCATCGTTGTTCATCCTAATCCAGGCGATGCTCACCGAGCTGGCCAACCACGCATACGAGTTCGGTGAGAAGGGCGCCACTATCCTGGCAAACTTCCTGAATGGAATTGCGGACAACATCGGCAAGGTTATTGACGCTGCTACGAATGTTATCCTTAATTTCCTTGACGGAATCGCCAGGAATGGTCCGAAGATCATTGACAAGGGTATGTGGACCGTCCTCAAGCTTCTTGAGGGTGTTCGTGATGCCATCAACAAGTACTCTCACCGATTCAACAAGGTTGGTCGTGAGATTGCTTGGGCTATTGTCGACGGTATGACCAACGGTCTCGCCTCCAAGGCCTGGAGCTTTGGTGAGTCTATGGTCTCTGTTGCCAAGAAGGGCTACAACAAGGTCAAGAACTTCTTCGGTATTCACTCTCCCTCTCGATTGATGAAGGAGCTTGGTGGATACGTCGGAGAGGGTCTGGCTATTGGTATCGAGAACACTGGCGAGCGTGTTGCTGAGGCTGGAGACAACATGTCCAAGGCCGCATACGACGCAATGTCCGCAGCTCTTGATGGGGTCAATGAACTCGTCGAGGATGACCCATCCTTCAAGCCTGAAATCAAGCCCATTCTGGATCTCACTGAGATGCAGAAGCAGGCTAAGGGAATCAACAACTTCCTTCCCGCCATCGGAGTTACGGCGCAGGCGGCTAATGCTGCTCGACCTCCTGCTCCGATCGCAGTTGACAATTCTGACAAGAATAGTCAAAATGGTGTTACAAACATCACCTTCAACCAGACCAACAACTCGCCTGAGGCGCTGGATGCGGCTACTATCTACCGTAATACCAACACTCAGCTTGCTATGGCAAAGGACAAGTTGACACTATGATCTCAGAGATCTCGTCCACGACAAAGTCGGGGGATCGTCTAACCATCGACATCACGAACCCCTATGAGTCGGGGGTCGCGGTCAAGGAGATTACTGGTCTGGGGCCAGTAAAGGCGGACATCAGCACTGATGGATTCGCCCTGCTGGACGGAGCATTCCTTAAGGGGATCAGGGTTGGTACTCGTACTGTGGTACTGACTCTGATCCCCTGGGGGACCGACATTCAGGAACTCCGACTCAAGACATATTCCTACTTCGGAGTCGGGGAGACCATTACTCTCGGTGTGACAACCGACTGGCTTAACGTGCACTCTGACTTCATTGTCGAGTCCGTCGAGCCGAACATCTTCTCTGAGCGGCAGGAGATCCAGGTCTCCCTTCTTGGGCTGGACCCGTATTGGAAGTCCTCCGCTACTCAGATCCAGAAGGTTGTGGGCTTCAATGATAACACACCCACCTTCGAGTTCCCGTTCTTCTCACAGGACAACCACAAGCTCAAGTTCGGTGACATGACCAACTCCTCGGGTAAGGATATCCGATACCTTGGTGACTACCCGTCTGGTGTTACTATTACTGTTGAGTTCCTCGGTACGGTCAGTAACCTTATCCTGAGTAATACGACTTTCAACGAGACAATGTCTATCTCTCGAGCTGGAAACTTCTATGCTGGAGAGAGTATTGTCGTTGATACTCGTCCTGGTAAGAAGTCTATTACTCACCAGGCTCGAGGAAGGAAGTCATACATCACTGGTGTTCTGGCGCCAGGTAGTACCTGGATTCAGATGCATCCGGGAATCAACACGATCGCCCTTCAGTATGCTGGAGGCGTTGACGACGTGAACGTCTCTATGGAATACGATACACTTTATAGGGGGATCTAATGCAGCTATTCTTCGCGTTCCTTCACAATTACAACTCGTGGATTGAAGTTCCGAACAACTTCTATTCCCTCAACTGGACCGAGAGGGCCTATGACTACGGCCAGTTCGAGCTCCAGCTCTACTCGGATCAGCCGGGCTATGAGTACAGTCTCGGGAATCTGTTTATTCGAGATGACACATCTACCGCCATGGTAATCGAGACGGCCACGGTGAAGCAGGAGGATGACGGTGTCTACCTCCACAAGTATACCGGTCGCTCTCTCGAGTCGATGTTTGAGTGGAGAGTCCTACCTCACAGGCAGTGGATTGAGCCCGACAAGAATGGCCAGTTCAATGCTCAGATGACTGCTGAAAACTTGGCCCACGCGCATCTTGGGAAGGATGCAGAAGCTGCTCGTAGGATCAATAACTTCAACTTCCACCGGGAAACTCGAGTGTCTCAGATGGCCTACGTCAACGACACTGGGCAGAAGATCCAGGATGGTAAGTGGATCATCTACGACCGAGCACCCATCGCTGAGATGTTCAAGAACGTCTTATCTGCGTGCAAGCCGAACGGATATTCTCTCTTCTACAAGATCAAGCTCGAGAACCAGGGTATTCACTGTTACATAACTGCACCGCATCTTATCAACACGATTACCCTCGCTCAGGAGAATGACAACTTCTCCGACTTCGAGTCTGTGGATTCTATCGTCGATAAGAAGAGTACAATCTATGAGGTATGGGACTCCGGCGATGTAGATATGAAGTGGATTGCTGACGGTAGTACGCACACTCGGGCACACACACTGCGATCCGAGAATCCAATCACTCGACGAGAAGTCTTGTGGGATAATACTCAGGTCCACAAGCCTTATTCGATCAAGGACTGGAAAGCGCTTACCGATCTTCAGCGGAAGCATATCACATCTCTGAGCGAGGTTTGGTACCCATTCTGGGTTCTGGACGCCATGTTCCCGAAGTACACCCCGCTCAAGATGATCTCGGGTAAGATCAATAGCTTCTCCAATGTCGAGTACCGTACTGGATTCGATGTCGGAGATATCTTCTACTACGTCCCCTCGGGCAGCAACGCAGAGCCAATTGAGTGCCAGCTGACTGAGATGACTGAGTCTTGGTCCAGTAGTGGGTTCTCTCGAGTTCCCACTATCTCAATGTCGTCTCGTACCAAGTGGAATGGTGACGGCTTCCGTATTGACTTCACTCGCGGTGGCCCCGGAGAGGTCATTGCTCCTCGAGAAAGGGATTAATGCATGGCCATTTCTAGTGGTTTCTACAACTCGGTGAATGGTGACCGGACATACGATGCGGACCAGTTCGGCTCGCTCTTCGACGGCATTATCGCACCGGGGGTCTTCCCCAACGTGGGGGACAAGTTCCGAGTCCGCCCCACCAACAACGGTATGTCCGTATATGTGGGTGCGGGTAAGGCTTGGCTGAATAACCGATGGGTCGAGAACTCCGGCGACGAGACGGTCGCAATTACCGGCTCCCACGCAACCCTGGACCGAATCGACCTGGTATGTATCGAGGTTGACCGATCCAAGGCCGTTCGCGGTGCCAAGATCAAGGTGGTCCAGGGTACCCCTGCGGTTACCCCTCTGATTCCGAACGTTGGGGACAGTGGTGACCGACAGACCTTCGCCCTGGCCCAGATCAAGATCATCAAGAACGCTCGACAGATCGTTGCTGAGAATATTATCAACCTCGTTGGTAGCGCTCGTACTCCCTACGTTCGCGGCCCTCTCGAGACGATCAACCTGGACTCCCTTCAGGCTAAGCTCCAGGGCGAGTTCAACACCTGGTTCGACTCGGTTCGAGATGCACTGGCTAATGCTGGGGGTAACACCTCGACTGACGTTGCCAACCTCAAGGTTAGTGATAAGAACCAGAACGATCGTATTCAGGCCGTCGAGGGTCGAGTCGCGGGGACTGAGCTCAAGATTACCCAGATCAACGAGAAGTTCACCAACTCGGGATCTGTCTATGGGATGTTGAACGAGTCGAACGCGGGTGTCCACAACTCGATCTACCGAGGAGCCTCCCTGGGCAACTCGGTGTCTCCGTACCTACAGTCAATCCGAAGTGGCTCGTTCTCAGGTCTGTACCTTGGTGACTACTGGACCTACTCCGGTATCACTTGGCGAATCGTGGCGTTCAACTACTTCATGAATATTGGTGAGCCCCCCTTCCGCCAGAATCATATTGTGGTAGTTCCCGACCGGTCTCTGTTCCGAGAGGCTTGGTCCACCACGATCCCAGACCATCGCTCGTACGTTGACTCTACGCTCAACCAGTCCACTATGACCCAGGCCAGTCGTATGGCTGAGTCCCTATTCAACAGGTCCAACATGGTTGGCGTATGGACTCGAGTCGCTACTGGGTACGATGGTAACGGCGCAGTCAGGGATTGGCGCTGGTATAACCCGCACATCAATATCATGGATGAGGCCATGCTCTGGGGTTCATCCATCTTCGATGACTCACTGTCACGTGGTATTCACCACAATCAGTTCCCCGCCTTCAGGCTAAACCCCGCCCTTGTTAACATCGAGGAGGAATACTGGCTTCGTGAGCGCGCCTCGGCTCAGACTGCGGTCTACATGAAGTCCACCGGCCAGTTCTCCCACGCCCCGCTGAACTACTCCTTCGGGGTTCGTCCCTATCTAGCGATCGGTTAACATGCAGCACTTCGGATTCAACCCACTGCTTGATATCGTTCTTGCGATATTCTTGTCAGTACTGGGATCTTCCGGGATGTGGGCTTGGATCATGAAGCGAAGTGAGCGGAAGTCCGCCACATCAAGGCTTCTGCTCGGAATGGCCCATGACCGGATTGTATATGTCGGGAAGACATATCTTCATCGAGGATTTCTCACCCTCGACGAGTATGAGGACTTCATGAAGTATCTTGTAGAGCCCTATTCCGAGTTCGGGGGGAATGGGCTTGCTGAGAAGATAGTGAACGAGGTCAAGAATCTTCCCGTAGTCCCCACCCCTAGACCCCCGGCGAAGAGGAAAACCAATGGCTAAGCATCTCCAGGAGAGTAAGTTGAACAACAAGTCCTACGACGTCCTTAAGTGGGTTGCGCTGGTCGCCCTTCCAGCTACCTCTGCGCTCTACCTCACGCTGGCGGCTCTGTGGCACCTGCCTCATCCGACTGAGGTTGCGGGCACTATCGCTGCGATCGACACCTTCCTGGGTGTGCTTCTCGGCGTGAGCTCTACCAAGTACCAGGGCACCCAGCCCTCTGGCGCCCTCCACGTGTCTGAGGACCAGGGGATCCACGCCACCTTCGACCAGGGTGTCGCTGAGATGCTCCGGAATGGGAAGGTGACGCTGGACGTCAAGCAGGTCTAAGCGAGAAAAACCTGCGGTATAATGAACCCCTAGAAAGGAGCCCATCCATGAAGAACCCTGACCCCATTCAGCAGACCATTGAAGCTGCTCTGAAG